TCTGCAGATAGACCGCGGGCTTGCCCTCCATCATGCACTCGGAGACAAAGGCCGCTTCGGTCACGATGCCGCGTTCCACCCGCAGGGGCAGGATGCAGGAAGCCGGGTCATAGTCCAGCTTCAGGCGGGTATCCGGGCCGGGAACAGCTTTCCCTTTTACGACAGTCAGGTTCTCGGCACTCAGAACAAAGGCACCGGTGCCGGACCAGTAGGCCTGTTCCACCAGAGCGTTGGCATTGCGCCAGAAGTGCAGCTCCCGGAGCAGGCCGCCCACCTGCTGCTCATCATCGCCCAGCAGATACCGGGCGGTGGCAGCGTCCTTGATCTGGAAGGTGGTGCGGTCGTTCAGAAGCAGGTTTGCCCAGTCCTCGCAGACCCGTTTCGGCATCCGCAGGGAGGCAATGGGGCGCTTCTTGGTGCCGTTTGCGTATTCAGCGGCACGGGTGTGCACCTTGGGCACGCTGCCCTGCCACCACTGCCGCCAGGTCTCGATGTGGCCGTAGTAGTCGGCATCGATGGCCCACCCGCGCGTCTTGTTCAGGTAGTTCAGAAATGCGGTGATGTTCATGTGTTGGTCAACCTCTTGAAATCGCGCTCGATGGTGTACTCGTAAGCGTCCAATGTGTCGATATCGGTGCTGCCGTCATCCAGCCGCTCGTCCACGCCGGGGTGCTTTCCGCTGTACAGGGCCGTGGCAAGGGCATCCCGGAGGGTGGCAGCTTCCGGCAGCAGCCAGAACCGCCCGCCGCCCATCAGGATGCAGGTCAGGCGGATGCGGTCATTGATGCGGATCTTGGCACTGTTCTCCACCCGGTCGGCCAGCCAGCTGAGCTTGCAGCGCCGGAGCCGGGCCCGGATGTGATTGATGAGGGTCTGCTCCGCACTGTCGCAGAAGATGAACTGGATCTCGCCCCAGCGGGCAAAGACAGCCATGCAGAACTCCAGCAGTCGGTCGGCCAGAAAGTCTGCATCCTGCGCCACAGGGTCGATGCGCTGGGATGCCAGCCCCACCACGCCGGACCAGCCCGGTAGGATGGCCGTTGCCACAAAGGCGTGTTTGGAGCCGTTGCCGCCAAAGTCCACCCCGATGCGTACCCGCCACGGGTGCAGCGGCTTGCCCACAGGCCAGAAAAAGCGCCCATCTCCGGCGGCAAGGCTGTCGGCCAGCAGGCGGTAGATCACGCCGTTGGCGGCCATCCACTGGCCGAGGATAAAGCGGTTATAGTAGACTGTGCCCGCATATTCCTGTTTCAGGTCAGAAACGAACTGGGGCGGCAGGGTGGGGTTATCGTCGATGGTATACGCCTGACAGTAGATGTCAGCATCACTGTCCAGAAACTTCTTGAACCAGTGAGTGGGGCTTTCCGGGTTGCAGGTGCCGTCAAAATGGGAGTGGGGGCAGGAAAGGCGGCTTTTCAACATCTGGAACACGCCTTCGTCCCATGTGGTGATTTCGTCACCGTAGACGTACTCAAAGGCAGCGCCCTGGATGCGGGCGATGTGCTTTTTGTTGTCGGCACCGAGGACATAGACCTTCTTGCCGAACAGCTGTACCACGTTGCCTGCTGCCGAGGTGCGGATCACACCTACAAGGTCTGGGCCCCAGAGCTCCCGCATCAGGGACAGCACATTGCGCTCCAGTGTGCCCAGGGTGTTGCCCATGAGCACCAGCAGGCCCTCGCCCCGGGCCGCGCAGATCCGCTTCGGGATGGTCACGGCACAGTCCAGGTAGGTCTTGCCGCTTCGGGTGGCCCCTGTCTTGACGTTCCACCGGTGGGAACAGTTGTGCAGGTACTCCTGCTGAAACTCAGTCAATGGCACTGTCCACACCTCCCAGCAGCTCCTTGGCCTTTGCCAGAGCATCCGCGCCTGGATCTTCCTGTGCGGTCTCCTCACCCAGCATTTTTAGCAGGACATTGGCTGCCCTGGCATCGCCATGCTTGGCAGCGGTTGCAATGCCCATGACCACGCTCATCTGGTTGTCCACGTCCTCCGGGTCAATCTGGTCCCGCAGCATGGCATTCACCCGGCGGCGGTCGGTCTCCGGCAGGCTCAGGTAGTAGTCAGCCGCCTGACGCATGGACCGTTTGCGGCGGCGGGCCGCACCGGATGCAATGCCGCCCTTCTGGGCAATCTCTCTCTGTTCGCTCTCCGTTCGTTCATTGAACGGAATGAGATTCTTTTCATTCGACACGTCACCACCTCTCTCGTCGTCAGGGTACAAAAAAGCCGCCCCTCAGGACGGCAGAAAATAGCATAAAAAATCCCTGCATGTTTCCATGCAGGGCAATTGACGCACATCCAGCGGGAAAATACCTGAAACCCGCCTGTGGATTCCGGTGCCTCCGGCGTATGTGGGGAGGTCAGAGGGCGGGCAAGGAGATCCCGCCACCCACCACATGAGCTTCCGGTGGGGAGTATGTAGCCCCATGCGTCAGGCTGTGCCGCCTACGGGGTCAGCGGCGAATTGGAACCACCCTCGGAATCGAACCTTCCACGACTACACTCGTGAACGCGCACCACATTGCGCTCAGGCGGCATAATAGAAGCAGCTCGCAGAACGTGATGTCTGACGGGCACATTCTGGAAGCTGCCATGGCATCGGTCTGCCTTTCGGCTTTGCCGATGGTATCGTTATAACACAGTTAAGCGGACATGCGCGGCCATAATTGCGGAGGAATGGCATTCATTGGAATGTTCAGGGCCTCCACAGCCTGCCGATGTAGACGACGAAAATGTCGGTCACTGACGCGGAGTCTGTCAGCAGCCTGTCCACGATGCAGGCCATCAATGTAGCACAGTTCCAAAAGGTCTACCAGAAGAGGGTCTTCGAGTTCTGCGATGACCTTACGGATGGTGTAACACAACTCCTGACTGCGCTGAATTTCATGGCACAGCTGGTGCTGGTAGGCATCCATCATTTCAATGGCGCGGCCAGTCTTATCGCCAGAACATCCAGAACTGACAATAGGGCTGAGTGCCTGGGTGACGCTTTCGGCCTGGTCTTTCGCTTCGCGGATACGCCGGACAAGAATTTTCTGGCGGCGAAGTGATACCTGATACAGCTTCAGCCACTCACATTTCTGGATATAGGTCATTCTGTACTCCCTCCTTCCAGTACCCTCAGTAGCCCTTCCACGTCATATCGCCAGTGAACGCGCAGCAGGTGCTGCTCCACCTCGATGCCGTTCAGGGCGGCCCACTGCCATGGAATGCTCTTTCGGGTCTGGGTCTGCATGTACTCCAGCACAGCGCTGGCCGGTACGGCAAAGGTGCGGTTGACCTTGCCCCGGTAATTGATGACCACATGGGCGGTCTGGCCTTTGAAGGATGCTGCATGGGCCATATCGGTGATGTGTTTGAGCTTGTGGTACTTCTGCCGCTCCCGGTCGAATCGGCCCAGGATCTTTTCCAGTGGGATGCTGGGCGTTTCGATGGTCTTGAGCTCGAAGTAATGGTGCATGGGGTAGCGGTACACGTCGAAGTCGCAGATGTTATCAATGGAGAAGCTTAGGTTCTCGTTGCCGCCGTAATAGGTGGCCGCGCTGTCTTTTAGTCGATAGCACCAGGCATCCTTCGGCATGGAGCTTTTCCAGTCTGCCTCGAACTGTTTTCCGGTGTTCAATTGGTTCTCCTTTCGTCGGAGGCTGCCCAATGCCCGGCCAGCTGTCGGGTCGGGGTAGTGCTCATGGTTCCGGTACATTGGAATCCTCCTTTTTCTTGGTGAGCGGACGGCGGCGGGCTGCGTTTTTTAGAAAATCATTCCCGCTGGGCTCCGGCCTGTCCACCCGCCTATTGCGTCCTGCTCCAATGGGGTTCGTCATGCGGTACTCCTGGGCAGACCTACAGCCCTGGGTTTCGGCCTCGATCAGAGCCTTCCGCACATAGGCCCAGCTATGTGCCCCGGCATCAATGCACTTGCGCAGGATTACCCGCGCCAGTTCCTCGCCCAGTCGGTCAGCGTATCCTGTCAGCTCTCTTTTCCCGGAGGCACTCAGCTTGCCGATATCCTGTTCAAACTCTGATACCAAGGGTGAGGTCGTCGGTCGTCCGGTCGGCTCCGGCGCAGCCGCAGACGACGACTTGTTAGCTTGTTGGTTTGTTAGACTTGTTAAGTTGTTGTCGGCAGCCTGTCGGTTGCCTGTCGCTTGCCTGTCACTTTGCCTGTCACTGCCAACAAGCGAAGCATAGTTTTCTATCGTGACAATGCTGTATTTTGAGCCTGTTTTGACTGTCAGATAGCCTGTCGCCTGTAAATGTTCTAAGCTCGTCCGGATGTTCCGAACACTCAAATTAAGCTGTTTTGCCAGTTGAGATTGGCTTGTAACCAGCTGTCCGGGCCTGATGCTAATGCCCTGCCACTGCTTTTCCTGCCAGTTGGCGGTGAGTAGCAGGTGGAAAAACAGGCGGGCAGTGTTGGGCTCTGAATACCATTCCCAGTCAGTCAGACCGCGTGGAAAGGCAACAAAGCCACGGGATGGGTCAATGCCCACGGTCTGAACTCCTTTCTGGTGTGGTTAAAACGGCAGGTCATCCGCATCATCGTCGATGAGGGCATCTGCTTCCGGGGTGCCTGCGGCGGGCCCGGCAGGCGCTGCCGCCTGAGAGGCGCGGGGAGCATAGTCGGCCAGGTCTTCGCCGGGATACATCTGCCCGCCGGAAAGGCTGGTCTGCACCGGGGCAGGCTCATCAGAGGGCGTTGGCTCCTGAGTGAGCGCTGGTTCGGGCGGTGCCGGGGCCTCTGTGCAAAGGTCAATGAGATTCTGCATCCACCGGAAAATCACCATGCCGCCGGGCTGAATGTCGTCGGCATCCACATTGTAATAGGTCTTGCCATTGTACTCCCGGCTCTTGAGCTCCCGGGCAAAGACAGTGACGGCATCGCCCTTCAGCAGCAGCCCGTCCCATTTGTGCCAGACATTGACCTGAACATACAGGCTCTCCCAGCTGCCGGTGTCGGTCTTGACGCTGTGCGCCTTCACGTCAAACTTCAGGACCCGCTTCTGGCCCACGTCCTTGAGCACAGGGTCTTTGGCAAGGGTCCCGTGGAGCAGAACGCCGGTCTTGTGGGTCAGGAGCACGATTCATCACCCCCGGCAAAGGGGTCGTCTGCGCTGTCAGCATCCTCCACGGTCAGGGCATCGGCCTGTTCAACAGCTTCCTTGATGCGGATCCAGCGGGGAGCTGAAGCCTGTCCAGCTTCGTCCAGTTCCACGGCGGTGGACTCGGCATCCACATGGACCTCGCTCTCGTCATAGAGAGAGCCGAAGGTGGAGGGGAATGCTTCCCGCAGGGCATGGACAAGGGCAACCTTGCGGATCATGGTGGCTTTTTTGCCCTTCCACAGAGATTTGCCGGTGTCGTATTCGGTCAGCTTCACTTCCTCGTAACTGGGGCGGGTGCGGTCCTTGCGATAGACTTTGGCCCAGCCGCCCAGAAGTTCCTCGTCCTCGTAGACGATGGAACCCTCCCGCTTCTGGCACTCCCCGGCCACCTTATCGAAGATGATGACCCCGGCCTCGAAGCCGTCATAGCTGGGGTGACGCTCTGCCATTTGCAGGTAGCAGTTCTTGCCCAGAACGATGGTGCTGGGGGTGTCCTCGCTGTTGTTATCGTAGTGGATGAGGTAGGCTTCCTTGGTAAAGGGATTCAGGCGGTACTGCTTGCAGGTCTCGAGGAAAATCTTGCATTCGGCATCGGTGGCTTTCTGACAGATGAAGTTGCGGACATCCGAGAAGCTGACGGTCATGTGCTGGCCGTCGGCAGAAGTGATCTCCACGGGCTTGGCCGGGCTGGCGGCCTGCAGAGCGCTGCTCTGGGCAGCACGCTGCTGCATTGCAGTCATCCGGGCGGCGGTGGGGGTGCCGGTGGTGTTTGCGGACATGGTGGGCGCAGGTGCGCCGGGACGAGAAAAAGCCATAAGTAAAATCCTCCAATTATTTTAATTTTACAGGACCATATGCGAAGCCGCGCTTTTTAGCTTCGGCTTTGAACCATTCGATGTCTTCCGGGGTGAAATCCACCCAGAAGCGGTAGCGTTTGCGGGCAGGTGCAAGGCCTGTGCCAGGCAGGGCGAACTGCTGCAATACCTCGCAGTCCAGCCGCCCGGAAGCTGTCACAAAGGCGTTGCTCCGGGCCTCCTGTGCGGCCTCTTCTTTCAGCTGACGCTCTTCCTCGGTGGGCGGGATGATGACCGGTGCGGCAGCTCTGGCACGTTCTGCGGCCTGTCGCTGGGCCTCTGCCTCAGCCTGAGCCGCACGAGCGTGCTCCCGGCGGCTGTGTTCATGCAGTGCATCGTTGACGCTCAAGGCCCGCAGGTATTCGGTAATACAGGGTTCAGCGTCTTCGCCGCAGGTCTCCCGGATGAGGCGCAGTTCCTCCCGCCGGGTCTCCACAGCCTTACGCAGTTCCTTTTCGGCCTGGGCGAGGTCAAAGGTTTTGTTGAGCCACTGGGGCACAAGCAGACGGTCAAAAGAAATCAGCGGTTCCAGCTCCCCGATGCAGTCCCGGTAGATCAGCCGCAGGGTGGATGCCTTTTCTTCCCGCTGGACCTGTTCTACTGCTTTTACCTGCTGATCAATGGCACCGGAGATCCTCTTGCACTGGGCCTGCATCTCCCGGATGCTCTTCTGAAAGTCCTCCAGCGGGTCAGTGTAAAGCCGCTTGGCGGCGGTCAAAGCAGCAGCTAGCTGCTTGTCCCACTTGTTGACGGCAGCACGGTCGGCTTTGGCATCCTTGATGGATTCAGGCGTGTACACACGGCCTGTATAGGAGGCCAGAAGTTCGTCAAGGTTCTTCTGCACCTCATCCTTGTTCCAGTTCATAGCCGGGATCACCGGGCGCTCTACCCGGACGGTCAATTCATTCGTCATCGGTCAGTTCCTCCTCTTCTGGCTCCCGGTCGGGGGCAAAGTAGTAGTCATCGGGCGGCTCCATGGGCGGGCCGTAACGGTCAAGATCGAGACTGTACATCTCATTCATCCTTGTCACCTCCGTCATAATCCGGCGGCTGGCGGCAGAGCAGGGAGGCCTCCTCCATGATGCTGTTCAGGGTACTGCAGATGGTCTGAAAGGTGCTTTCCAGATCTTCGCCCACCAGCCGGGAATAGCTGGCCTTGCTGTTATCCCACGCCGCCCGCATCAGGCTGGCGCAGTAGTTGGCCTGCTCAAAATCTGCCTGGGCATCATCGTTGATGCGGGAACGGAGTGCCGCAACCTGTTTCTTCAGGTTGGCATTGTCTTTGGCCAGTTCGGCGTTCCGGGCATCGGCAAGGCCCCAGGCTTTTTCTGCGGCCCGGCGGTCAATCTCTTCCTCGTCGATGACCGCCGTGATGGGTTGCTTTTTCAAAGCGTCTTCGGCATTTTTGGCTCTCTCTTCGGCCCTGTCGCGCTCGGCTTCGGCCTTCTGGCGCTGGAGGTTGGCCGCAATGCGGCTTTCGTACATTTCGTTATAGCTCCGTTCTGCCTTTTCTTTCTCGGCTTTCAGCCGGGCATTTTCCTCGTCCAGCCCCTGCACATCCGCAAGGGCGGCATCCAAGTCGTTTTTGGCAGTCTGGGCTTCATCCTGCGCTTTGCTTACCATGTTCCACGCCTCTTCCTCCCGGGCTTCGGCAGCAGCGGCACGGTCCTTCTCGGCCTTGATCTGGGCCATGGCTTCCTGATACTGCTTGTTGGTGGTGATGTCACCACTCTTGACCTTCTCCACCAGCTCTGCAGGGGCGCTGGGCTTTGCTACGGCATACAGCAGAGTAGGAGACAGCTCCTTCAGGATCTTCTGCTGGCGGGGGCTGCTGCCGTCCAGCAGTGCCGAGACTTGCAGCAGCCGGTATGCGGTATCCTTGGTGATGCCGATGGACACGCACCAGCTTTTGAACGTATCCTCGCTATGCTGGTTGTTTCGAGCTTTTCGCATTGTGCGACAAGCTCCATCTTCACCGTTGTCGCATTGTGCGACAACTCCGCACAGCGCATCATGGGCGGCGGCAATGGCATTGCCCATGTGCACAAGGCCGCGTTCGGCCATCTGCTTACCGTGGCGGTATTCGTTCTCCGCAAAATGCAGGTCTTCCACGGTCTGGTCGGTCAGGCCGGAATAATCGAACGCCGGGCGCATCGCATCCGGCACGGTGGTCAGGGGCTTTTCTTGCGCGGTCTGGGTGCCGGGCACTTCCGGTTCCTCTTCCACCGGGTCTACCGGTGCATTCTTGCAGGGCTTGGCCTCCCTGAGGGCCGTCAGCATCTGCTCGGGGAGCTCGTAGTCGTCCATCGGGATGAACTCGTCGCTGGTCAGAAACGCTTCCGGGGTCAGATGCTTTTCAGCGGCCTTGGCCTTGTCGAACTTCTGGGCCAGCAGATGGCTTTCCTTCCAGACCTGTGCGGATTCGTCCCAGCGCCAGAAGCGCCCACGGGTATAGGCGTAGTAAACATCGTTGCTGTTCTGGCTGATGATCATACCCTTACCTCCGTGCCCTTCAGGCGGTCCAGCATCTCGGTCTGCACATCCTTGTTCATGGGCTGGATGTTGTTGCCCTTCCATCCGTAGCAAAGGATGGGCCCGTAAAGCTGGCGGCCCCGGTAGGTGCGGTTGAGCAGGCTGGCGGGCTGGATGGGACCATCGTACCGGCCCACGAACAGCACCGCCGGGGTGCGGGGCAGCACGATCATCTCGCAGGGCGTACCCAGCCGGTTCTCAATGGCCCACAGGCTGTCGGGCAGGGACGCGATCACCGGGGCCTTGCCCGGTTCGGCTAAAATACCTTTCATTTGTAAAATCCTTTCTGATGTGATATCATCAAGGGGATGGGTCTTCACAATTCCATCACCCTTTGGGCTCGTCCGTGTTACCAGCACGGGCGGGCTCGTTTGCTTTTCATGCGCCCCTCCGGTTCTGCCGGTAGTCCGGCTCTTCGGTGCGGGCGTGGGTGCGGTCAACGCGGTCATAGCGGCGGGCGTTCTGTTCACGATCCTGGGCGGCAAAGCCCAGCCGCAGGAACGCTACCGCTGCCAGAACCAGGCATAGGGCCGTGGCAAACTGGCTGTCAGAGATGGAGCTGCCCAGCTGTGCACCACCCTCGATGCCCATGCCGTACAGCAGACTTACGGCACCGCTGGCAGCAGCCAGCCAGTACCAGACGCGGGATTTAATCTTCATTGGGGGATTCCTCCATTCTGTCCATGAGGTCTGCGGCAGTAGTCACTATGCTGAGCAACGCTTCCGGATTTCTTTGATCTATGCAAATCCCGGCAATCAGAGCGGCGCAAAGGGCTTTCTGTTCCATCTCTGTACCGCAGGCATAAATCTTGGGGTTCCCGTCCTTCCCCAGCTGGATTTTTAACTGAGCGTTCGGGCTGATATTCATGCTCCTACCTCCTGAAGACAATTGACTGCGGGTCTGCAGTCGTCCAATGCCCATCCGATGACCGGGTGCCATTCGCCATCAGCAAAAATCTGCAGCCCGGTGTGGCTTTCATCCTTGATTTGTCCGCCCAGCTGGTAGCAGCCAGATGCCTGACTACCGCCCCAACGGAACCACTTGTTCCAAAACAGCGGTGCGATGTACGCGCATCCAGTGGGCGCTGCGGCCCGCTCGGATGCAAGGGTATAAGGTTTCATGCGGTCTTTTCCTCCTTTGCGATTGCCGGGAAGAAATACTCCCCGATTTTTTCTTGTGGGATGTGCAGTGCTCTGCAGATGATGACGATTTCGTCACTCCTCCAAGGTTGTGTCCCCTTGAGTCGTGCGGTCATCGTGTTGGAGCTTACCCCAATCAGGGCCGCAAGTGCGCCCTGGTTGAGATCCTGGTCTTCTGCCAGACGACTGATTTTGAGATAAGGCTTTTTCACGTTGCTCACCTCCTTGTTGGCGGCTCCCTTCTGCGGTATACTTGGGCGGGAAGGGAGGTGTATGAAATGAGTACGAGTAAAGAAATAGAAGCTTTTGCCGGATACCAGCAGGCTGCCGGGAAGATGGCTGCTATTACCTCTGCGGCGAATCGTCCAGAGATCAGCCAGCATTCAGAAGAGCAAACGCGCATGCTTCTGGATGCCTGCGACCATTCCAAAAGCTCCTATGCTGAGGAAGCGCTTGTTCAGGATCTGCATAAGCTGCAGGAGCAGTTCGAGGAACACGAGCGAAAGAACGAAGCGGACAAACGCGACCAGGCAAAGGAAAACCGGGTAAACCGTTGGATGAATGTAGCATCCTTGTTCTTGGCATCCGTCTCCGCATTCTGCGCCGTTGCGGCTCTTATCTTACAATTTCTAAAAGGATGACTGTGAAGGCAACCCCCAGTGCAAAGCCGCTAAGATATGCGGAAAGCAGGGTCATTAGCTGGCAGCTAAAATCCGATGGTGCCCAGTTGGAAAAACGTTCTTTCCAGCTGGGCTTTTTGTTGTCATTCATGTGGTTCACCTCCTAAACTAAAACTGAAAAGTGTAATTAAATTCCACTTTTCTTGCAAAAAAAGATGGCATCACGCTGCTGCATATCCATGCCGAGAGTGTTGGCAAGAGTGTCGATTTCGCTCGCCTTAAACTCGGTTTCATTGTCAATCTTCATCTGCAAAGAATACGGTGTAAGGCCCATAATCTCCGCAATGGCTTTATACTTCAGCCCGGAGTTGGCAATGATGGAACGAAGCGTAGTGGTATCGGTCATTGTTTTCACCTCCTCTCGAGTGGAATTATGTTCCACTTCCTGTATGATATCACTGAGTGGAAACAAAGTCAACCTTTTTTGAGAAAAAAGCAAAAAATACTTGAATATCATTCCACTATATGATAAGATAAGAGCGAAGGTTGGTGATTTTATGGCAACTCTATACGACAGAATTAAAAGCCGCCGCACGGAGCTTGGCTTAACAGTTGAAGAATTGGCCCATAAGATGGGCTATAAGGATAAATCATCTATAAGTAAAATTGAAAATGGAAAGGCAGACATTCCGCAATCTAAGATTGCAGCATTTGCGGATGCGCTGGAAACCACCCCTGCCTACCTGATGGGCTGGGAGGAGCAGCCCGCCCCGGCTGCATCCAAAGAACCTACTGTTCCGCCGGGCTTTGAGCCGATGCCAGCCATGGATGTGGTGCCGCTTGTAGGGCGGATCGCCTGCGGTACGCCCATCACAGCAGAAGAGAACATCGAGCAAATGGTGTGCGTGCCTTCCCGCTGGCACTCCACCTTTACACTGACCTGCAAGGGTGACAGCATGGAACCCCGCATCCACGATGGTGATTTGGTGGCGATTCGCAGTCAGCCAGAGGTGGAGAATGGCGAGATCGCTGCTGTGCGGATCGGGGAAGAGGCAACCTTGAAGCACGTTTATCTGCATGACAATTTTATCGAACTCCGCCCGGAGAATCCGGCTTTCAACAGCATCATCCTCAGCCGGGAAGATATGAATGCCGTTGTTATTGAAGGTAAGGCCGTTGGGCTTTGCCGGGATATCTGAAGTAGGAGGCACATCATGGGCTTTTTTAGTTGGTTGAAAAAGGCCACGAAGGTGGCCGAAAAGATACCGGTGGAAGTGGCAGAATCTAAAATAGAACCAAGCTCTTTCTTAACAGATAAGGATTTCCAGATGATAGATTCTCTTGGCCCTTACTCAGATATTATAAAAAACGGAAAAGCTATGGAGACGATTAAGATAGCTGCTCCAAAAGTTGATTTTAAAACAAAATATGTACTATCAAATTTGCGCGCATACAAACTGGGAAATCAAAAGGGCTTTCTTCTTGACGGTCAAAACAGGGGAATAGCGCAGGAGGATTTGATGTCGCTAAATCCTCTTTTAGCTCAAGGAAATTCTGAGGATTCCAGTATTCCGCTTTTTCAAATTGATAGAGTAGGAATATGCTTTCAGACGGAACGCCCGTGGGAAGGAAGCTATTCGACGCTGGCAATAGCACCACCGACACCAACAGGAAAACAGCCTAAGTACCCACTGCTTCTTCATTTTTATTTGCAAGACCAAATGGAGCATTGGAGAATCATGGAACATGGTGGAAAAGAAATTTTTGGACATGTTAGCTATTTGAAAGATGGCACCATTGGAAAAGCAGATGTCGTGTGCTGGAACTTTAAGAACCGACATGGAGACTGTTATTATTTTCATATTAGAAAAAAGGAAAATGAGCTTTATCTTTCAAAAGTAGAAAAGACAACGGAATAAAAACAGGAGGAAGCCAAAGTGTCTTTATTCGGAAAAAAAGAAAAAGAAGAAATTGCACGACTGAATGCTGAAATGCAGAACCTTCGTGAAGCCATGCCGTCAGAAAGCCGTACACTGGATGACATCAATCGTGAAATCAAAGCTTCGCGTGAAGAACTCGCTCGTGTCCAAGAAAAACTTGAAAGCCGCAACAGCGAGTTGAAAGATGCTTTGGAAGAGCTTCAACAGGCAAAAGACCAGCTCATTGAGACGAATGAAGAAGTCCTGATGCAGAGCTTTGGCCTTTATACTCCTCGGTACTCTTTTATGAATGCGGACGAGTATAAAGCGCACCTGTTGGAAATTCGTGCCAAACAGAAAGATATGATTAAGGCGAAAACGGCTGTCAGCGGTAATATGAACTGGACAGTCAATGGAAATGCGTCCAAAGGCAAGAAGATGGTCGCTGATATGCAGAAGCTTCTCCTTCGTGCGTTCAATTCCGAATGCGATGACGTAATTGAACACGTCAAGTACAATAATATTGAAGCCAGCGAAAAGCGCATTACTACCTCTCGGGAAGCGATTTCCAAGCTGGGAACCATTATGGAAGTCAGCATCCAGCCTAAGTATTACCGCTTAAAAATCGAGGAACTTCATCTTGCTTTTGAATATGCTCAGAAAAAGCAGCAGGAGAAGGAAGAGCAGAAGGAAGCACGGGCAAGGATGCGTGAAGAGGCAAAGCTTGCCAAGGAAATCGAAGAGGAACGCAAAAAATTGGAAAAAGAGCAGCAGCATTATCAGAATGCGCTGGAACGTATCAACATGCAGTTGGCATCTGCTTCTGAGGCTGACCGTGCAGCAATCGAAGAGAAGAAGGCCGATCTGGTGGCTCAACTGGATAAGATTGATAAAGAGTTCAAGGATGTCGATTATCGTGAGGCAAACCAGCGTGCCGGTTATGTTTATGTAATCTCGAATATTGGCGCATTTGGAGAGAATGTTTACAAAATCGGTATGACACGCCGTCTTGATCCACAGGATCGCGTGGATGAACTGGGTGATGCCTCGGTTCCGTTCAACTTTGACGTACATGCTATGATTTTCTCGGATGATGCTCCTCGGTTGGAGGCTGCGTTGCACAATGCCTTTGCGGACCGTAAGCTCAACTTTGTAAACCAGCGGCGAGAGTTTTTCCGTGTTTCTCTGGATGAAATCAAAAAGGTTGTCAAAGAAAACTATGACCGTTCTGTGGAGTTTGTAGAACTTGCACCCGCTGAACAGTATCGTGAATCCATTAAGCTAAGGGAAGAGGCGCAGAAGGCAAAGCAGGGCACCCAAGGATAATTTGCCCCGGCCCCAGCTGGAAGACGTGCAGATCGAGGGCCGCGCCGTGGGTTGGACGTACTGGGTGGGGTGATTAGGAACCGGAGGAAGTGAATTTATATGGACGTACAAGGAAACAAGTTATCGGATGCAATGGTTTTGCCTCGCAGGCCAAAGCTCACAATCGAACAGCAGGTAGAACACCTCAAAAATAAAGGTGTCGCCTTTACCCTGTGCACAGAAGAACAGGCGGCATCCTTTTTGGCGTACAGTACTTTCTTTTTCAAGGTCAAGGCATTTGATAAGGACTATGAGATCAATCCAAAGACCGGAAAGTATCTGAACCTGGATTTTGCATACCTAATGGAATTGTCTACCCTGGATATGCACCTCCGCAGACTGATCCTACATGCCACCTTGGATCTCGAGCATTACCTTAAGGTCATGCTGATTCGGGAAATCAGCGAGAATCCAGATGAGGACGGCTACGAAATCGTAGATAGATTTTTCAGCGTATATCCAGAGGTCAAAGCCTCTATCAGCGCTAAATCAGAAAATTCTATGTGTTGTGACCTGATTCGGAAATTGGAAAAAGAGGGTTATGCAGTCTGGAACCTGATTGAGGTTCTTTCTTTTGGTGACCTTGTAATGCTGTGTGAGGTATACGATCAGAATACAGGCGGAAAGAACGAGGATCTATTCCGTTGTCTGTTTGCGGTTCGCTGTTTGCGAAATGCAGCCGCCCACAATAACTGCCTGCTGAACAGTATGCGAGCACCTTACACCAGGAAAATAAAGCCCTCCATGTTCTTGAACCATTTTGCAAGCACGATTCCGGGCATCAAGGCAACGTCTCGTGAAAAAAAGATGTCGAACCCTGTTATTCACGACTTCGTGGGGCTGCTTTTCGTTTACGACAAAATCGTAACTTCTCCCCGAACACGGGAGCACTTTGCCGATGAACTCCACCAGCTTTTTGATGAGCGGATGGTGAAACGGAAAGAGTATTTCCAAAAAAATGAGGTTCTGTTGTCCTCGTATTCGTTTGTGATAAAAGCCATCAACCAGTTGTATCCGCTGGAATAATGCAACAATAACACATTTTTGTAAAACAATAGTGCATTGCACACTGCCTTGCTTTTCTGTAGAATAATACAGACGAACAAAAATGCCACGTGAGTGGAGCTGTTTTTAGAGGGCTGGTGCATGCACCAGCCCTTATTTTTTCGTTTCAACCGTCACAAAAGAAAAAACTCCCCGGTGCTGGAACACCGAGGGAGTTAAGATAAGCGGCTCGCTCCAAAGGAGGTCATCGCACACTCAAGCAATGCGATTATACCTCTTTTGGGCGGGCTTGTCAAAGTGTACCCCAAAGGAGGTATTTTTTATGGGAATGCGAACCAACACCGCCCAGTGGCTGCCGAACCAGAACCGTTGGCAGATCAAGGTGCAGAAGGACGGGGTGCGCAAGACGTTCACCAGCGCAAAGCCGGGCCGTACCGGCCAGCGGGAAGCAAATGCAAAAGCGGATGCCTGGCTGGATAAGGGCATCTGTAGAACCACCAAGCGCTGCTCGGAGGTCTGGAACGAGTATCTGATCTCGGTGCGGGCCACCGCCGGCACAAGCTATGCCCAGCAGGTGGAGAAGTTCGGACAGAACTACATCCTGCCAGTGGTGGGCGACCGCCGGATCGGTGACCTGAATACGGGAATGCTGCAGGATGTGCTGAATCGGGCATACAAGGAAGGCAGCATGAACCCACAGGCCACTCGAAAGAGCAGGGGAAACCTCTCTAAGAAAACATTACAGGGAATCCGGGCGGTTGAAGTCAGCTTTGTGAAATGGGCAAGGCAGCACAAATACACCGCCCTGCGGCCAGAGGACGAGGGCCTCACAGTACCCAGGGGAGCACGTCCAAAGGGCCGAAAGATCCTTCAGCCGGACGCGCTGCGGGTCCTGCTTTCCACGGATACGCGCATCGTCCGTGGCAAGGTTGAACAGGATGCCAATATCCATGCATATCGCTTTGCAGTCCTGACTGGCCTGCGCCCCGGGGAGCTGCTGGGGCTGCGCGTGGGCGACGTGGAGGGCAACCGGCTGCATCTTGCCCGGGCCATCAATACCTTTGATGAGGAAACACACGGCAAGAACGAAAACGCTATCCGCACGGTGGTCCTGCATCCGCTGGCGGCTGCGGAGCTCCACGCACAGCTGCAGCAGCGGGCCTTTGAAGAAGAGCGGCCTCTTCGGGGAGATGATCCAATCTTCCTGTTGGAGAATGAGCACAGCCTCTATAACTACTGGCAGTTCTACCAGCGCAGCAACGGCATTGACCCGCCGGTCAGCCTGTATGAGCTGCGGCACACCTTTGTGAGCATCATCGAGGATGCTGTGTCCCCGGCAGAACTGCGCCGCATGGTAGGGCACAGCAAAAGTATGGATACTTACGGCTGGTACAGTCACGCCGTTGACGGCAGGGCTGACACGGCAGCAATGGCCGTTTCAGATGCTCTGGCAGAGTATTCTCCGCGTGCAAAATAACCCACTTTGTAACCCGTTTTTGTTCCTAAATGGTTGTGATAGCCGATAATTGATTTTTGGTAAAATTCAAAAAATGCGCATGAATCCATCACAATTTCAAAGCGCATCCAGCGAATTGTGATAGTTGAGCTTGTTCGAATCCACCCGCGCCCACCAAGAACTCCAGTATCCGAACCGGGTACTGGAGTTTCTGTTTTATAATAACCTTCCCGGAGGCTAGGCGGGTGGATTCGAACAGCATCGACCCGCCGAACAGTCCGGCGGGGAAAAAAGCCCCTGCGGGGCTGTTTTTAGCAGCGCGGCTTGCGTAACCCATCCGCGCCCATAAAAAGACCGCCGACGTAGAGATACGCTGGCGGCGCGGAAAACACTGCAAGCGTTAAATCAAATAACGGTTTCGATTGAGATCGGGGGTGTCACTGGCCCGCCTGT